AAATCAACTGGGATGACTTTCTCCCAGCGACTAAGTTCATGTTCCACCACGCCAAGCCATATCTGGATAAGATAAATAATATACACGCTATAGAAAGGACTCTGTACTCAGAGTATCTTGGATTGGCTGGTAGGGTTGACTGCATTGCAGAGTACGAAGGAGAACTCGCAGTCATTGATTTTAAGACATCAGAAAAGATTAAACCTGAAAAGTGGTTGGAGAACTATTTCGTTCAAGAAATGTTCTACGCTTCTGCATATTACGAACTGACTGGTATCCCCGTCAAAAAACTCATCACTCTCATGGTCACACCCGGTGGTGATGTCAAAGTATTTGACAAACGGAACAAAGGGGACTATATTAAACTTCTAGTTCGTTACATTAAAGAATTTGTACATCACAATACTGGGTCAGAGAATGGAGAATGAACTAGAGAAGGTTTTAGAAAGTAAATTCTTTTGCCCGTCACGCTTTGCACAAGAGATTGAATCACTTGTGATTGAAAACAACGGTATGAACTACATTGATGCTATCGTTCACTTCTGTGATCAGAATAGTATTGATGTTGAGTCAGTTCCCAAACTGTTATCGAAACCGTTGAAAGAGAAGATCAAATATGAAGCGATGGAACTAAACTTTTTGAAGAAGAGTTCGCGAGCAAAATTGCCTCTCTGATTTCATTTTCGCCCAAAAAATTTTCCGGCAAAAAAATCCCTATATTACTTTTTTGATGATGCCGTTTGATGCCTACAGATGCTACTTGTCGATGAAGAATCACTTCACGAAAGACAAGTATGACTATCACAAGTATTGTGGTAAGAGTCGTGCGACCGTTCAATCTTTCTACAAAAGAAAAGATCGTTTCTGGTTTGAGAAGTTTGCAAGGCAGAAGTCTGACAAAGAGGTAGAAGATTTCTTTGTGTCTAACTTTATCACCTGCACTGATCCAAGTAAGCTTTGGATAGGAGAGATGATACGCAATGGTGAAAGTAGATACACTGACTGGAAGCGAAGAACGCAATCTCTCTCATACCTCTTTAGGGAGGAAACAGAATCAGTCTTCGACGATGGAGACTTTGACTCTATGTTTGCAATGGATGGGACACGTCATCCACAAATCCTGAAGGAACACCTGAAGGGTAATGTGTCAATCGAAACCTTGTTGATTCTGAATCACATTCTTGGTTTCAAAAAGAAATGGGATGATAACCTCACAGACCCAGTGTGGGAATCCGTCAGTATGAAGATGAAGAAGTATTCTCCATTCCTAAATATTGATGTACCCAAATATAAAATTATCTTGAAAGAAGTTGTTTTAGGAGACAGATGAGTTTCTTTGATTCTGAAGTAGTACGTGCAGAAATGGTTGAGATACAAGAACTTCAAGAAGAAGTTTATAAAAATGTATTCTCATTCCCTAGCATGGACAACGATGAGAAGTTGATCCATATTGATCTCTTAGAAAAACTGATTGATAAGCAGAAGATTCTCTACACTCGTTTGAGTTTGTCAGATGATCCTGATGCTAAGATGATGAAAGATCAAATCGTAGAATCTGCGACGATGATGGGTCTCCCTAGAGGGACCGACATGAGTGTGGTCTTTAACAATATGTCTTCGATGATTGATGTCATGAAAAAACAGATTGACGACAACGACTTTGACATGTAGAATATGAAGGTACACACAAGCCAAATCCAACTAATCTTAGGTAATCCGAATGTCCTTTTCCGATCTCAAAAAGCAATCCTCTCTTGGTTCTCTGACTCAAAAACTGGTCAAAGAAGTTGAGAAGATGAACAATACTTCTGGTGGTGCAGATGAGCGCCTCTGGAAACCCGAAATGGATAAGACTGGCAATGGTTATGCAGTCATCCGTTTCCTGCCCGCACCTGAAGGGGAAGAACTCCCCTGGGCAAAGATGTATTCCCATGCATTTCAGGGTCCTGGTGGATGGTATATTGAAAACTCCCTGACTACCCTGGGTCAAAAAGATCCTGTGTCTGAGCACAACCGTGAACTCTGGAACAGCGGTCTTGACTCTGATAAGGACACCGTGCGTAAGCAGAAGCGCAAGCTCTCTTACTATGCCAACATCTATGTTGTCCAAGACAAAGCAAACCCTCAGAACGAAGGCAAAGTCTTCCTCTACAAGTTTGGTAAGAAGATCTTTGACAAGGTGATGGAAGCAATGCAACCTGAGTTTGAGGATGAAACTCCTATCAATCCTTTTGACTTCTGGCAGGGTGCTAACTTCAAACTGAAACTGAAGAAAGTCCAGGGTTACTGGAACTATGATTCTTCTGAGTTTGATCGTCCTGGTCCTTTGCTTGAGGATGATGATGCTCTGGAAGCACTGTGGAAGAAAGAGTATTCTCTGGCAGCACTGACTGCATCTGACCAGTTCAAGACCTACGAACAACTGGACAACCGTCTGAAGATGGTTCTGGGTCAGAAGTCTCGCCCCATGGTTCGTGACGAATCCTATGAGGACGAGAGCGAAGGTCGTGGTTCTTTCACTCCTAACTTTGAGTCAAGCAAGCCTCCTGCACCTGCAGCAGACTTCAATGCTCCTGACATCACACCTAAGTCTGCTTCTAGCGAAGACGAAGATGATGCTCTGAGTTACTTCCAGAAACTCGCTGAGGAGTGATCACTCATATAGTCTGATATTATCAGCACGCTTCAAGGTTTCACTCATGTATTGGGTGGAACCTTTTCTGTATGGTAAGATATCTTCAATGTCTTCAATAACCACTGGAATATATTCGCTCTTCAACAAGAATATGTTTCTTTTATTTGTTTGAATATCATCCTCATACTGATAGTTTGTTACCTCAGTTACTTCACTAGCAGTGATCATTTGTTCAAGTCCATCGTCATAGTATTGAACACTGAAGTCTGAAGGGACTTGTTGTTCACCTGGAACTATTATATTACCTCTGCTGTTTCTAATCTCTACCGTTTCATAATGATGCACACCATTAAAGAGTGTATTGTAAGATCCATACTTTTCAAGCATGTATCTATCAAAATCATTCTGCGATAGAGGCCATTCTGTTTGAATGTTTATAATATTATTTGACTGTAAAACAATCCAGTCATAAGTTGATCTTCCATAAACTTCAAAGGCAACATTATCTGGTCTATCATCACCTCGGATTTGATACTTAGTGAAAAAAGTAAGGTCTTGAAAGATGTCTTCTCTGATGACACCTTTCTTGAATAGATTTTTGACACGAATGTAATCAGAGATCTTCGCATCTGGAAGTCTGCTAACGTATTCAAAATCTGGTAGGTAGTTAAAATATTCTGACATTTTAGAATCCTATGCTTTGACCGGAAGAACCACCGCCATCAAACATCTCTGCGAATGTTGGTGCAAACATTAGATTACCAAAATCCTCATCACTTGATCCATAATCTTCTGAGTATACAGGATCAATCTCGGTGAACCCTAGAGTCATGACATATGAGTGCATCACACCATCAGGGAAAGTGGCATATGTTCCATCAGGTGCATAGTTCACATTACAGGTTTTTAATGCACATGTCTTAAACTTATTTAAAGAAGTATGTGGTTGTCCTTTGTGCAAATATTGAAGCATGAAAACATCTGGAGATGTCAAAAAGAAAGCACCTCCATTTTGTTTTTTCGGCACCATTGATCTCTTAAAGAAGTTAATTATTTGCTTAACAACTCTACCTTCATTAGCACTTCTTGGAGAAAATCTATATTGAAAAGAGAAGTTTCTCAACTCTGGACTTTTAAACAAGAGTTCCATGTTAGGATTCATTGTTTGTCCAGTTTGACGACTTAGTAATGATTGTGTGGTTGTTCTGCTTCCGAAAGATTGAAGAACATTTGCTGCCACACCAGCACCAACGAGATCCTGCAGACCTTTTGAGTTTCCGGGCATGGCCATATTATCTATCATAGCTCCAAATCCACCACCAATTTTTCCCTTTTCTTCCTCACCTTGAATCAATATCTCTCTCAAAGCCTGTAAACCGGCTGCCTCAGCAAAGTTTAGGGTTGACTGACTATATGACACACTTAAAGTATCTTGAACTGTGCCCGTGATTGGTAAAAATATAGTTGCAGCAGTAACACCAGACTGATCTCTATCTGCTTGTACGCCACCCTTTAATCTTCTTGGTTTTCTTTCTTTGATTACTATTTTCAATACATCTTGATCCTCACTTCTCAAATCAAGAGGATATTTTATAGCTTGTGTGCTGAGAACTTTAGTTGGTACTCTACCTGATAATATATTTGATAACCCTTCTTGAGAGGATTGACCATCTGGATTTATTGTTTCCGCTAATGACGTAAGATCACCAGATCCAAGTTCTTTAAATGACTCTGCCAATCGTGCATTATTTGCACCAGTCAACAACATTCTTTTTCCAGCATCATCTAGTGCAGGTTTAAGTTGATTTAATATATCTCCTTGACTAAACTTTTCATCAACATCCGCTTTGCTTGTAAACGCAAAACGAGATCCTATCTCTGACGATTTTGTTGCTATGACAACACCATCCCCATCATCTGATGCATTTGCTGCCGCTGGAGAATCATACCTGAGAATCTCATAAGTTAGGATAGGTCTACCAATGGCATCATCTCCTGTCTTATCACTAGTTTCTTTTCTTCCAGTGTCAGTAACTTTTACCTTATAATATTTTTTGGTAGTAGGGAACTTGCCACCACCTGACCTGTCATAGTCAAGCACATCCATGCTTATTGGTTTACTGTAGACAATATTCTCTGCCATCAGGAGTTTTTTATCTATTTAGTGATAAACTTTCCATATCTGACAGACAATAAATCATCAAGTTCATTACGTTGCACTATGTAGACCTGACCTGCAATTTCATTCCAAGTATATTGTCTTGTTTCTCTGTGATGAAAGTTTGTCCCACGAAATCCCCATGCAAATAAATCTGTGACCGCTACAAGTGGGTGTTGATCGTATCTTATTCCAGGTGTTTTAGCGTTGTAAACGAAAGTGCAAATGCTTCCAGCGTCAGGTATTGGCGTAACCGTATCACTCAGTGCATCCATGATCATCACCATCTGATCTTCCTGATCCATGGTTCCACCATTCAGTTCATTAAGGATGGGTTCGATACGGTTCATTTGATTCCGAGTTCTCTTTCTGTTATAATCTTGAACTCTATTCTGCGATCAGCACAGTACTCTTGTGCTGCTTTCCACTTTGCTTGATTGACTGCATAAGTTTTACACTCATAGATGTATGATTTTGTCACTCTTGACTTCTTCTTTGGTGGTGCAGTTTGTTTCTCTGGTTTGACTTCAACAA